AGGAACAAAAAGCCCTTCAACAAAATTAAGAGAGGCAAAGGTATAGTTTTTTCCACCATCAACTAACTCAATCGAATCAATCATTTTTGTTATTTCAAAAAATTCAGTACATGATGTAACTCCACTCGTTGCTGTCGCTCCAAATCGAATTGAAACTTCAGCCGATGGGGAATATGGATTTCCACTATTCAGATATGAAGTGCCATCGCCAACTACTTGAATATTCGGAACAATTGAAAATTCGCTCGCATTTGCTCCACCTGAAATACTACTAGAGAAGGGGTAGTTGACATTAACAAATGCAGAATTTCCACCACCACTTGGAACAAAATTAGTAATTACTCTTCTCTGACCCAATCCCTGCCCACTATCAATAGACAGAACCATGTCAGTATAATAATCTGCTTGTAAGAACAGGTAAGGTGATGATAGAGTAATTCCCGTAGCACCCGATAGACCATCAGCAACAACTGTATTGTCTCCAGATGGAAAAACACACTTCTTCGAAACAACAAATGGCTGAACATCAGGATTAATCTTGATATATGAGATTTCGCCATCAACAGCAGATTCTTGAGTAGTCCACTGTAGGATTCTCTCATCGCTTGTTCGCAGGTACTCGACATACTCAACAGGCATATAACCAATACTATCGCCCTTGGTTTTTGTCAGGAACTTACGCTTTGATTCGGGAATCTGATACAGAAACTTCCAACGATATCCATCTCCAAGTTTTCTAATACGAGTATCTGTATGTGTTGGGGCAACCATGGAGGGAGCACCATTATTATTGTCGATGCACTTATAGACTCGTTCCTCGTCCACTAAAGCATAGAATGGTGCGGGATCAAAATCATCAAAGAGATCCAAATTGTCTCGATATGAAGTATAGATTACCCCCGCCGACCAATCATATCGCCTGACCACGAGCGACACATCAGCACTGTCAATTCTTTTATGTGCAAATGCAGATTTCCAAAAATCCGTATCGTCTTTGACACTATCCACACTTCGAGGAGGATTTGTATCATCTGCCCATGATTGTATTTTTCCAATAGACAGAAAAAGATTGTTTTCGTCCACATCTCCATAGATCCCGAGCAGGGCATCTGCGGCTATGCGTTTATGGTTTTGTCGAAATGGGTCACAGGATCCTGGCATTGCTTTGTATTTAGACTACTTCCGTGGGTGTGGTGGCTATGAATGTATATGCAAAAAGTACAATCGACTGTGTTCCAGGTATGAGCCTGTCCTGATCGTCATACATTTCAAGTTTTAATGTATGTCTTCCATCACTAACCTTGCTCAGAGAAACTCTTCTCGTATTGATTCCTGTTGTAACCTTGAGTTGATTGTCTAAGAAAATTTTAATGGTTTTAGCATTGAATATGGACAGATTTGCTTCATTTGAAACATCAAACGATACAGTCAGGGTTCGGAAGAAAGGTAGATCTTCGGCTATCGTCCCGACAGGAACTGTTGGATTGTTTGCAATTGAACCCGATATTGGGCTGCTTACATTAAATGTTGGTCTTGCGGGGTTTACAATTGATTCGCTTCGGCAGTCAAATTCCTGTCCCTGCGGCATATTAAAGAATGCCCGTGTGGTAATTTTACGAAATTCACTCTTTTCATCATATTCAAGAAGCGCATATTTAAAATCATATGGCTCCCTGTAAAGGGGAGGCGTGGGGGTAATGGTAGATTGGAGATCTGCAATCCATATGGAAATGTCTGCTTCTCTATTTTCTTCTTTCCGATATGACCATTCCTGCCATCCACCCCCAACATTGGCAAAGTCCTCAAGTTGGGTGTTCCATATCTTGGCGATATGATATCCACGAGAAACCATCTTGTTCGCATGAGGATAAACAATCCAAAATGGATCTGCATTTGGGAAATCGTTTTCGTATAGAATTCCCGAGGGTGCTTCCTCGAATGGAATATTATTGCTAATCGGATTGCCCACAACTGCCAATCCATCGCCCTGTCCCCGAATATACAAATCATGAAACCCTGGAGAGTAACCTGCGGCGGTTCCCGTTATCCCCGTGAGGAACCACATTGAGAGATCGTCAAAAGTTTGAAAGGTATATGGGACATAATGTCCAATGATTGGCGTAAAGAAGGACATCAATGCCGATGAATTTTGCAAATCTGCTTCAGCACAACGCTTGATCAATACAGATCCAAACATAGCAGTTCCCACAGGATGGACAAGTCTTCGAATTATTTCTCGATAGTTTTCAATAACAACTTCACTTTTTAATACATACGACCAATTTTGATAGAAGTGATTGTCCTGAAGTACTTTATTTGTGCTCAGGCGACCATCATTGTTTGTGTAGTATCCCGCAGATTGACACAATGCTCCTATGGAGACAGATCCTGAAAATCCCGATCCACGAACTGACTGAACTTGCATTGTTGGTGGAACAATATAATTGATTCCAAAGTCATCAATATTGATTTTTCGAATTCCACCAACACTATCAATCTCTACAACCGTTCCTGTTCCTTGCTGCCCACTTGGGTCATTTGCAACAAACAAAATTCGATCACCAATTTCATAGTCACTTCCACCATTCGTAATCGTAAGTGAAGAGACTACACTGTAAACCTTTACCTCATGAAACTCTTCATCACCATCAGTGAAATCAACACCGAGACTTCCTGTTGTAAATGTCCCATTTCTTCCCGAAAGTAATAGTTCTGCAACAGGAAAGTTTCCTATCTGATATACAGAGACATCAACAACTCTTGCTGTTGCGGTTATCTTTCCTGCATTGTTCTTTTGAACGATGTTGTTTCCTGCAACACGATATATCTGATCACCCAATACATTTGAGATTCTCAGGTAATTGTTCTGTGTCCATCGACCTGAAGACAACCGCAAGATATCTTGTTTTGGATAGTAAAATTCAACCGCTGTGTCATAAAGAATTCTGAAAAGAAACTCATAAGACTTTTCGGTTCCCTTTGCCAAGTAGAATTGCTTTATGTTTTTAAGAAGTCTTCTCGGATCAACAGGGGTGTTTGTTGTCTTGTTGATTGCCAGATTCTCAGGAAAATTCAACAAATACTCTTGCCTAAAATGATCAACGAATTGATCAAGTGTGCTATCAATATCTGGAATGTCATGCATTTCCATCGGAGAAAGAATTTTTCCCGAATTTCTCCGCAATCCAAGCCACTCATAATATGCTGATAAAAATGAAACAAGTGTGGGATGATCGACTCTGACAAACTCGGGAAGTCTATCAGGTACAAGATTTGAGAGTTGGCGTTCTAAATCAATACTCATTAGAATTATCTTGTGAAGGAGGCATCACTTGCGTTTCGGTCAATGTTTGTTTTTTCAGGGATCGCAGTTGCCACAATAGCCAACTCGTCAATTTGAATAATTTGGTTTCTTCTTGCAAAAATATCACTCTTGTCAGGAATTACTGTTACATGTAGAGATGTTTCCCCTGCGCCCAAATTCTCGGGTTTAAAGTTTCTCAGGGATAACAAGCCCGTGGTGTAATCAATACTTCCGATATTTTTAACAACAATGATCTTGGCGGTTCCCGATTCTTTGTAGATTCGGATGTTGCCATATCCATCATCATCTAAAAAACAATCCACAATAGGCTTGACAAGAGCAGATGAAGTTGCATCACGATAGCCAAAAACAGCACTTGACAAGATGGGAGTGTATCCATCAATTGGATGGAATAACGGATTGTCAAACTTAATGCTATATGGTGCAACTCTTCCTAGGCTTGGCTCAAATCTCTTGGACAAAGAAATCTCAACTGAGTTTGATAGCACTGCACCTGATGATCCATCAATTGCAGATGAGAACTTAGACAATCTGAAATTGCGCTGAAATAGTTCCAAGTAAGATGTGCTGAATGCCTTAATAAGATCGACAAGTCGAGCCTCAATTCCCGACTTATTCAGAGTAGTTTTTGCTTCATCATAGTAGAGAGTAACATTCGGATTGATGTATAGGATATCAGGATCTACTACCTCAGGCATAATTGTGATCAGATTTCGTTCACCCAAGATGGTTCGTTCGATTGCTTGTTTTTCAGCACTAGACAATCGAGTACCTACCTTTGGCTTAATGCTAATATAAACCTTTCCATATTGTGGTGGGTTGTTTTCTTCGCCACCCCAAATAAAGAACGAGTCTGCTCTATTGGCATATTCGCGTCCAAGAAGTGCCTTGTAGTCATCTGCGGTGACAGCCCGATCCTGTGCTTGATAATTTCTTGGAGCATAGTATTTGATCGATGCAATATCTTCGCTATTCTCTCCCCCAAAGGAAACCAAAACCTTTCCATCGGTGTCTGTATTGATTCGCACCTCATCGATACGAGAATCATTACAGGTAATTACTCTTCTTGTAAGTGTTTCATCATATCCAATTCCGTTTCCATCTGATCCGTTTGTGACAAGATATCGAAGACTGATTATATTACCATTTTCGATTGCTTTACCGAGAATGCCGTCTCCAAAATAGATCTCCCAAAGCCCATCTCTGCCCTCTTGAATAAAAAACACATTCGAAGTTGAGTCTAATTTATTGATGTCGGTTGCTTTTTTCCACAACTCGGACGATCCTGTTGTATTACTCTGTGATCGTTGAACAAACACCTGCACAGTATCAATATCAACATTCAGATCAGGAAGTGTGAATCTTGCCTCTGTACCGCCCTGCGTGTTTGCCACATATGCAACTTGTTTCATGTATCCCTGATAGAGGGTAACATCTTGAACAATATTTTCGCCCGATCTACGAACTGCTTTATATGTGTCTAAGGTTACAAAATTGACTGCTTTGCCATCAACATCCTTGCCACGAAAGACGGTTCCTGTTTCAAGAAATTCTTTGCCCTGAATGACTCTCTGTGTGAATGCATCAACCGTACTGCCACTTGGTGTCATTACAGCAGTGACTAAGAGTTGTGCTGCTTTTTTTGATCTTGGTGTATAGTTTAGGTGCTTTGCAAGAGAAACAACCGATGGTCGCATAATTGCAGAATCGATGAAGGATTCATTTGCTGCCATGTTTGCATAAAATGCCTGATAGTGTGTGTTGTATGCAAGAAGATCGAGAACAATTGACAGTGCCGAACCTTCAAAATTGTAGTCCTTGAACTGCTCTTGACCGCTCAAGTACTCTTTTAAGTTTGCCTTGATCTCATCAAACTCAAGCGATTCGATTGGTGTATTTGATATGTTACTCATCTTAGCCTTTGCAGAGCGATTGTGGTTGAGAATACTCTTTGAACATTACGAATGGTGAAGTGAATTGTAATACGAATTTCATTCTTATCTAGCACATCTACAATATCTACAATTGCATCACTGACCCTTTTCTCATAATTTCGAATTACTTCTGAAATTCGCTTTTTAAGTTCAATGACCATTATGGGTTCGATCAATTCAAACAGCATATCCTGCACTCCCGAACTAATCTCGGGATGAAATGGCTTTTCCCCCCTGCGGTAGAGAATCAAATTACGCAAAGATCGCTTAATCGCCTCTTCGTCTCGGCGTAATGCAACATCTCCCGACAATGGATTGCGGTCAAAGTTGATATCAAGATCGATAGATGTGTTCTGACTTTTAATCATTATTGCAGTGCCAATTCAAGTTCGATGTAGTCCCGTGCTTGCTCAAAATGTTGTCTGATTTTTTTTTCTTCTTCTACCGTTGGAACTTCGGTCTCATGAAACCACTCCAATTGCACAAATCCAATATACAAATCCTGTTTCATGATCGGTAAAATGCTGTATCGAATAATTCCATTTGACTTGTTGTATGACCGAAAATACCCGTCAGGCATTCCTTCTGTTATGTAAGATCCTGGACTATCATCTCTCATATTTTCGATGAGATTCCAAAACATCGTGACCAAAATGCCCTGTAGATTTCCACCGTCATATACCACCCCCCGTTCACATGATTCGTGGGTGATACTAAATTTTTTCATTGGAGTTCCATCAAGAAATTTTCCACCATTATGGAAGTATCCAATTTTTGCTTTTTCTGCACCTGTCTGAATTCTCAGTGCTGTCAAAGTTTCATGAATATTCGTATGCTTTAACTGAAAATTCGACCCTTTGGAATTTATCGAAGCCTCTTCAATATAGAGTTTGTCTTCTTGTTTTTTCTTTGACTTTGCATATGCAATGCCTGTGATAACGCCACCGATAACTCCCGAGACAGCAATCCCAAGTTCAAACCAACCTTGAATAAGAAGTGAAGACATATTACATCAACCTCCACAATATACATTTGTACTGCCTCTAGCACAGGCAGATCCACAATGAACAGGATCTGCTACCCGTGCTGCGGGAAGGCTATTGATATAAACCGAAGACGATCCAATTGCAGTTTTGCTTGTATGGCAATTATCGCCACAGCAATGAGTTGCCCATTTATCGCCCTTTCGATGCCATCCAAGACTGTTAACGAATACATTCTTTGATCCTTC